TGGCCCAACAGGCACACAAGTCGTCTGGCAGCGAGACCTTCAGATCTTCAAGGGGATTACTGAGTACGACCGCAAGCTCGTTGCCGATCGGATTCAGGAGCTTGCGTTCTTGAATCCAGGGTTGAAGATCACGCTTGTTGACGAACGTGGAAAAGCGGGGTGGGAGCGCACGTTCCAGTTTGATCAAGGTATACGTGAGTACCTTGAAGACGTAGTTGGCAAGAAGAACCGGGTTAGCCCCGTCCTCTACTTCCGAGTCGAAGGTGTAGAGATCGCGATGGTGTGGACGGATACCGATGCGGAGGACATCCGGTGCTACGTCAACAACACGCACAACCGGGACGGGGGGACCCACATGACTGGGTTCAAGAACGGCTTAGCCCGCGTCCTACTGGAGTACATTCGCGAGCACGGACTGGCTAAGGGGCTAACCGGTGAGGGAGTTACGGGCAACGACATCCGAGAGGGAATAGTCGCCATCGTAAACCTGCGGATGAGTCAGGTAGCTTTCTCTTCTCAAACTAAAGAGAAGCTTGTTACCCCCGCTGGCAGAACGATGGTTGAGGGGGTCTTTCAAGACCAAGTAAGCTGGTTCTTGAAGGATAACCCCGGGATCGCAAAGAGGGTTGCAGAGAAAGCAATCCTTAGCGCCAAGATGCGGGAGGCCGCGCGGAAGGCAAGAGAGCAGGTCGCAAGAAAAGACTTCATGGATCCGCTTAGCCTCCCGGGCAAGCTTGCAGACTGCCAAAGCAGGGATCCCAAGGAGTGCGAGCTGTTTATCGTAGAGGGCGATTCCGCGGGCGGGTCTGCTAAGGGGGCAAGAGACCGGCGGTTCCAGGCAATCCTTCCACTGCGCGGCAAGGTCTTGAACGTAGAGCGCTCTGGAGTAGAGAGCATCCTAGAGAACCGGGAGGTGGGCACGCTGATAACCGCGCTAGGGTGCGGAATCGAGCAGGCCAAAGCGTTCAACCTCAAGGCCCTCCGTTACCACAAGGTCATCTTGATGACCGACGCAGACGTAGACGGAGCACACATCAGGACGCTTCTCCTAACGTTTCTGTACCGGTGTATGCCGAGGCTGATCTTCTTCGGCCATGTGTACGTGGCTCAGCCCCCTCTTTATGGTGTACGCCTAAGCGGACATAGCAACGATTACTACTTCACCAGTGACGCGCAGTTTGAGTCGTTTAGGTCAACGCTCACGGGAGCGCAGAAAGAGCGCATGCGCGTTACCCGGTACAAGGGCCTCGGGGAGATGAACCCGGAAGACCTATGGGCCACCACGCTAGATCCCGCCGTCCGAGTACTTAAGCAAGTAACGATCACAGACGCAGTCGAAGCAGAACGGTACTTTAGCCTGCTTATGGGAGACGACGTAGAGAGCAGGCGTGCCTGGATTGAAGATAACGCACTAAGCGTAGATGGCCTAGATATCTGAAATTAATGGGGAATACGCCTATAAGTTATTGGTAGGAAGCTTGGATCCCTCCTACTAGAAAGAAAGCATGCATGTCTAACAACAATCAGCAGCAGCCGAACATTCAGACCGCAATGACCGACCTGGGCAACCAGGTTGCAAAGGCGGACAACCGGATGGCAAACATGGACGCCCAGCTCGCTAACCTGGCGACCACCTTGAACGCGCTGCACGCGTTCGTGCAGCAGCAGCAGCAGATGATGCCCGCTGTCCCGCAGATGCCTGCGCCTGTCGCGCAGATGCCTGCGCCTGTCCCGGGCCTTCAGGTCGTGCAGCTGAGTCCAGCTCAGCTGCAACAGCTGCAGCAGGCGGGGCCAGTCGGGGTGATCCCGACAAACGGGGTGGCCCACGTTCCCACCCCGGCGCAGCCGGGCCGTTTCGTATTCGGATCTCACCAGGCCGCCGTAGGCGCCATCGGGACGGCCATGGCCGCCCCGATGGTCTCCGGGGGTGTCCCCCCGGAGGTTGCGTCCATGATCGCAATGCAGCAGGCTCGCTCTACTCTGTCCGCTCTCAGCAATGCAGGGACGTTCGTCCTGCCAGATGCCCCCGCTGGATTCCAGTGGAAGTGGTACCACGTGCTCGGGATCGGGCTCGTCTGCGCCCTTGTGGGCGCGGGTGGGGTATACGCCTATAATCGGTGGTTCACCGACCAGACGAAGTGAACCACTGAGAGGGGGCAGCAGTTGCTGCCCCCTCTCTTTTTGCCTTACTCCGGACCTAGAGCGTAGTCGTTAGACGCCTGCCACGAAAGCTCTTCAAGCGCAGCGTCTTCGCTCGCACTCTTGGCGGCTTCTGATCCAGACTCGCGAATGGGGGCCATAATGTCAGGCCGCTTTACCTCAAACATCGAGGCCAATAAGCAGTAAACCAGCGCGTGAAAGCTGTCGTCTGGAGTACTTCTTGGGTGGTCATACCTAAGCATTCTTAGGTTGTCCGAGTATTCAGACCGGATAGCGAGCATGTCGTCTGCAAACGGAGACTTAAACTCGTCCCACGCCGGAAACCTGATCTTTGCCGACTTGATCGCGTTAAACACGTCGCTCATAATCGGTGTGCGAAAACATAGAAACCGGTGCAAGGCTCCTTTATACGCCACCTTATTGGGAGCCCGAACGACGTACTGGTACTGGTGAATGCGCTGTGGGCCAAACAGGGAGCTGAGCACCTTGTTGGGATGAAAGCCCATGCCCCAGTCGCACCCTACAAACTTGAGCCTAAACTTGCGAATGAGCCGCTCAAGCTCTTTGATCTGAAGTTCCGGGTCCGTCAGCTGCTTGTCGAAGCGCTTTGCGTATACGACCTGGAAGCTGGAATCGGCGCGAGTGTATCCACCAACGAATAGAACCGTGTAGCTGTGCTCGCCCGTTCCCCAGTCCACCCCTCCGTATAGGGTGTGGCTCTGGGCGATCTTTACAACCTCTTCCTCATCCATGCTGTACTTGTCATCGCATACGCGGATGACTTCAGCCCTGGTGATCGGCTTTGTTCCGGAGTCATAGCTCATCGCCATGACCTCGTTCATGAACTGCGCCGTCGGGTACCTTTCCCGATCAGATAGGATCGTGTTCCACTGCTTGTACGGGTCGTCTGACCCCGTGTTTGGTTTCCAGTACCAAGGCACCATGAGGCGGCAGACGCGAAAGCCCTCGAACTCCGCCCCCGGGTTCATCTGCACCCACTCAGCCATAGGGTGCTCTGGGTTGATAGCCGCGCCGCACCTATCGCAGATAGGTCCGCGCTTCCCGATGTTCTTGTCGCCTAGGACGTTCCAGTGCCAGGTGTACGGCTTATTCGGCGTCCCGTGGCGTTCACAAGGAATCACCCACTCTGACTGAGTGGAGTGCTTGGCCCAGTAGTTTTCGATTGTGTTGTCGAACGTCTTGGGCGTCCCGGAGTATACGAAGAGCCTGTCCTTGTGGTGGGAGGAGGCCTCCTCAATAACCGGCATGAGGTCCCAGAGCATGTCCTGAATCTCGTCAACAAAGATCGAGTTTGTGGACAAGCCGCGGATACGATCAGCGGACAGGAACGCGTACCGGAGATAAATTTTGCTCTTGTTGGAGAACTCTTTCTCCAAGATGTTCATCACTAGGTTCTTGTGCGTCATTCCCCGGATCAGCGGGGAGATGTCGATGATGTCTGCCAAACGGGCGTTAGAAAACACCTTGGTCTGCATCGCCGAGGGTGTGACAAACAGGGACGTGTACATTGGCCGCATGACGCTAAGCGCAAGCAGCTTGTTGCCGAGTGTCGTCGACTTTTCAGTCTGACGGCTGGTCATCAACAGGATCTTCTTAGACGGGGTGTCGTAGGGACGTACGAGGTACCGCCGCTCAGAGAAGTCCATGGGCAAGAGAGTTCCAGTGTCCCCGCCCTTGATCTTGATGAACTTGGACGCCCACTGAGACGGTCTAAGGTGAATCCGACCACCAGAGGTCGTCTTCCGCTTTCCAGAAAACGGGTCATCGACCTTCCGGCCCGACACGCGTACGATGGGTGACGTGTCTAAGTCGCTAAAGTTAGGTCTCGATGGCATGTCGGGGTTCCTGTGGAAGGCGCTAGGGGACCTGATCCATCAATCCTCAAAAGCCAACGACGGCGCCATCTGGTACCAGATGCGCATGGAGCCGTCGTCAACCTTAAAAGACAGCCTTAGATCCTACATTCGGGAATATAACCGGGAAAACAGGACCCGGTTTGCTGTTTCTTTTCCGAATGCTTTTCGGATCAGGCTTGCGGATCGTCCACAGCGCGGAAGAACCGGTCCACAAGCGGCCACGGATCGAGCGACGCGCCCAGACCACCGACGATGATGTAGAAACTATCCATCTCTGGGGCAAACCCGGCGGTCACGTCTTGGACTCGAAAGCACTTATCAATCGCGCGCTTGAGCCGCTCGTCCATCTTTGCCGAAGGGTCCCACGTCTCTCGGTCTTTGGGGGAGAAGAAGTGGAAGACAAACGCCTGGTCGTCCAACCGGACACCGTACTCAACCAGGTAGTCCTTCGTGTCCCTAGCAAGGGGGTGCGGGATGTGCGGCAGCAGAGAATCTGCCCGGATGTCCTTTAGCTCCGCCTCGTCAAGTGTGCTGCTCATGTTGCTGGTTCCTTTTCTTCCATAGCCCCCGAGGGGAGCATTGGCCGGAGTACTGGCACTTCGCGGATTGTAAGCACTCTACCGCGGTCGTACACCGTCTCCATCTTTCGAAGCTCGTCGAGAAGCTCAACGCTGCCGCCACGAGTCTTGTCTAGCTCCTCTTCCGCCATGCGGAACGCCTGGAGCGCAAAGAACGCCCCCTGCGTTCTAGCTAGAGACGGCTTCTCCATCGTTGCGTGCTGCATGTACATGACGAACGCGCAGTTGCGGAACGCGTTGTAAGCATCCGCACTAGACAGGCTGTCGGCTCCACGGTCCGACACCGCAAGCGTCAGCGCCGCCCCGGCTGAAGTGCGGGGTGAGTTCAACGCCATTAGCAGGTCGCTGTGGTCGCCCTTTGGGTAATGAGTAAAGAAGAAGTTTCTCCACTCAGACGTGTTCATG